CTGCTGACTATGCGTACCATTCTTACTACGGGCACAATGCACCCACTTCTCCTCCGGCACATTACTCAAATCAGCACCCTCAGCCGTAGACTCGGCATTAAACGTAGCATCAACCGGAACCAGGTCAATACCCACATTAGACGTAATCTTCTGCGAACGCGTATAAAACACCATACTCATAACATTATTCTCCTTTCATTAAATATAAATCCTCGTACTCACCGTAAAAGAATGAGACATCGCCTTGGCCGTCACCTCAGTAAACAGCGAATCAGCAGACACATCGCAAGGCCCGCAGTCCGGTCCTCCCGCCGGCTGCCAATCAGCCCCCGAAAACGCCCGGTAGAGTTTCTCAGCAAGCACCAGCGAATCCTCCTTACTCAGAGCACTCCGCACAATACCCACCTCCACCGAACACACCTGCACAGTATCATCCGCCCCCGAACGATCCAGACGCTCCAGCCGCGGCACACTCACCGCCACCGCAAGCATCAGTTTCTGATTCAGCGCCTTCTGTACCTTCGTGCCCAGCTCCGCATCACGCTCATCAAACAAATTCGCGCCACGCATCAGCTTCCCGCCAGACATCCCCTGGCAGCGCTCCAGCACCCACGACACAAAATCACCGGAAATCGAACTCATACCATCCAATCTACATCATCAAGCGCCACCAGACCCACACACCCCGCAGCCCCCTCAGCCAAATCAGCCTCCGGCACCACGCAGCCCGGTCGCAACTCGCAACTCGCCATCGCCCGCAAATCCGCCAGCGCCGCCTGGTACTCCGCCGCACGCGTAGAACCCTCCAGCACCTCCGAAAGAGCAGGCACAGCCCCCAGCACAGCATGCCGCGCCAGCACCAGAACAGTGTGAACACACTCCTCCGGCACACGGCACAACCCCGTACTGATACGCGCATTGTGGGGGCACCCATTCAGCGCCCCCACCACGCGATCGCATGCACGCAGCAACAGCGACCCCATCCAGCCGCTCACGGCAGAAGCACCCACAGCCTCAGCAACCGCCTCCGCCTCCACCGGCGTCAGCACCTGCCGCAGCTCATCCACCGTCACTGTATGCAAACCGGCCATACCTCAGATTCAGCCAAGGCAAAAATCCCAATCACACATACACAGCCATCTGTGCCGTCACCGAAGCACTCGGAGCCGTAGCACCCGCAGTCACCTTCAGCGTAATGAAACGCGGGCAATCCAGCGGGATGCGCATGCGGACCTCACAATCCTCATTCGCCTTCGTAACAGCCGAAGCACCGGCCACCGCCACCATCTCACCATCGCGGGAATCACTACCCACCACAGCAAGCGTCACCGGAGCACTCAGGGCAGGGCAGCTCAGCACAATGTTGGCCGCATCGCGCCCCCCGCGCTCCGTCAGATCAACCACCCAATCGGCAGTTGCCGTACCACTGGCAGTCTTAGGCGTAGCCACACGCGCCACCAGCTGCATATCAATTCGGTTATGCGTAATCATAATAAACCCTCCTTATCGCTTCAGGTTAGCCATATTCTTCTTCATCGTGAGCTCAGAAACCTTAGCCAGCTCCTTAATGTTCGCCACAGTCTCATCCTCCAGCAGAGCATCCGTGCACAGAATCGGCAGACCATCAATGTTAGTCTTCGGCAGAGCAGCATGCGTAGCCGTCATGATATTCGTGTACGTAAGCTTCTCGCCGCGCCAATCCTGGAGACGACCCAGCGAGGAACGACCCATCACAACGCAAGTGGGAGTGTACCCACTCGGCAGCTCACGAATCATCTGCTGCAACATCTTATCTGTCACACCATGATCCTTGGACTCATTCACCATGCGCACAGCAGAATTCTCGTTAGCCATATCAAAGCCAACGCGGAAATTAAGCTCCTTAGCATACACAGGCATCATGCCCGGCTCGCCATCCGCAGTCGGATGCGGAATCAGCATCTCCTTCTGCGGACCAAAACTCAGAGCCTTGCCGCGGCCCCACACCAGGCGCATCATCTCCATACCCGTGCAAAGCACCCAGATAGACGCACCACCATGCACACGCTTCGTATTATCGCCCGTGGCAGACATCGTAAGGTAATCGCCCATCAGATCACACAGACCGAACATACCGTACGGACTCACGGCCTTGCCGTAAATGATAGAACGCTCCAGGTTAGCAAACACACCCCTGGTAGCACCCAGCATCTCATCATGCATCAGCGTAGCGTAAGCCTCGGGCTCAGCCTCCACCAGATGCTTGTGAACCCACACCAGACCGGCATGGTTGAAACACTCAGCCTTCTTCATCTCGTACGCACCGCGTACCACCGGAGTACCCGAATTATAAGGCACAGCCCCAATCATCGGAATGCTATTACGCACCTTCTGGAAGAAAGAAGTACCCTGAATCACCTTCTGGGCCATCTTCTCCACCAGCGGAGTAGCGAAAGACACAGCCTCCACCACCTTCTTCTCCACGGGAGTATTCACCCCCTGAAGCATATCCCCAAGCGTGGGGAAAATCATCGTACTATTAGTAGCCATAATCGTTTCTCGTATCGTTAAGCCTTGAACTCAGCCATCAGGTGATCCATCACAGAAACATCCGCTCGCGCAGCATTGTCTGCCTCCGGATGCACCTTGCCCGCCACAGCAGCCTCCTCCTTCTTCTCAGGCAGCGCACCAAACACCACCTCAGCATCCGCAGGACTCTGCATGTAAAGATTCTTGGCAGCAGCCACCTTCTCCTTATCCTGCGGGGCAATCACGCCCTTCTTGACAAGGCCATCTGCAAAAGCACCTGCCGCCTTCTCCTTGTGCTCATGCTCCTTCTTCTTCATAGTCGCCAGCTCAGCCTCCACAGCCTCCAGCTTCTTACCGGCACCCGCCGCCTTCTGCAAGGCGGCCTCAATGGCGGCAGAATCAGCATCAGCAGGTAAACCCAGCAGCGTCTTCAATTTATTCTCATCCATAGTCTTAATGCCGCCACCTCCGGCGGTATCTGCATTATCGCCACAATTCCCCGCGGGCGCAACATCCCCGCGTGGGGGATAGACATCCGGCGCAAACCGGGCACAGCAAACCTCCTCCTCATCCTCCGGCACACACCGCGCCGCGGCAATGCACTCAATGCGCTCAAAAGCCGGGTCATTCACCAGCGAGCCAACCTCAACCCCCTGCATCAGCAGCCCCATCACACGGCCACTCTCACTACGCCGGAAACACGGCGAACAATACGCATAACTGCCGCCCTCCACAGCCTCCCTGCCTGCCGCCGTCCACTCACCTTCCAGCACCACACCCTTACCCGGCACCCAGTGAAACCTCTTAGGCACCATAGCCACAGGCCCGCTCTCATGGTTAAAATACACACAAGGCCGCGCACGCAGCCCCGCCTCCACCTTCTCCCAGATGCGCTCCAGGTCAGACTGAAGCCGCGCACACGCCGCCTCATCCACCACCACCTTCTTCGTGGCCGCCTTGCCGTTAAACGTGGCAGAAATTTCATGCACACCCTCCGGCATATACATCAGCCCATCAGGCGCATGCCCGCCCGCCTCCGAAACCTTAGTAGTAACCTCGCTCATGCTGCCATGATACCCGCCCCCGCGCACACGCGCAAACCATCCGCATGGGGGAACACATCACAGCACCACACCCGCATCCCAGTCGTCCACCGGCACATACTCCCGCGGCACCACCGGCACCTCCACCGCCGGCTCATCATAGTAGCTCGCAAACCTGCCAGCCCACCACGCCATCACCAGCGCATCCGCCCTGTCTGGGGAATGCACCCCACGCGCCGCCATGTCACTCTTCGCCTCCAGCACATAGCGCCCCTTCTTATCCCACTGCATCTTGCGGTCCGTCAGCTGCTTCACCGTCTCCTGGTCAAGCCCGTCAGGGAAGCACACCTCCCCGCGCTCCAGACTCTGCCGGAAATAAAACCACGCCTCCGCATTCAGATTAACGAAATGGTCAGCATCACCCGCCGCCTGGCCGCCGTTGAACTCGCGGAACCGCCAATCACTGCGCTCCCTGGCCGCCTGCATAATCGCAATACCCATGCCGCACACATCGCCCCACGCATTCCACGGCTCCACCCCATGCTCACGGCACAGCGCCACCACCCTGTTACTGCTTCGCACCGTGTCCCGCTCCCGGTCCTTGTACACAATGCGCAGCGCATTCCCGCACCGCACCACCAGCACCGTCTCGTCACCGCCTGCCGCCCAGTCCACTGCCGCGAACTTGTCCCCGAACCGCTCAGCCGGCCGGTGCATCAGCGCCTCCTCCACATACCGGCGCGGAATCATATTGCTATCCTCGCCCGTAGTGAACTTGCCCATAATCATACTGCGGTAAATCGGGTTCCGCTCATAATCCGGCCCGTAAATGCGCTGAGCACGCGCGATACGCTCCGGCGGAATATGCGGGCACATCCACGCATCCACCTCGACCGTGTGCCACGCCGCCCGGTCCTCGTTGAACGCCCGGAAAAACGTCCCCGAATCCAGCCCAGGCGAACTCGTCATAATGCGCACCGTAGGCGTGCAGCGGTTCATGGCGTCAAAGATAGGCTCCGGCACACTCTTCGCCTCATCCACCATCACCATCAGCGGCGCACCCGCCGCCACATTCTCGTGGTAGCCCTCAGCCCTCCCCGGGTCCTTTGTGGAGAATGCCGTAATGAAACCGCCCTGCGGCGTCCGAATCTCCGTATCGTTGAACGTCCACCCCAGCAAGGTTGAAAACAAATGTTCATGCACCCGCAGCGCCGGCCAAAGCTGATTCTCCAGCTGCTGCCAGCTGCCCGAAGTCACCGCACATCGCCCCCGCGGGAACGCATACAGCCACCACAACAGCAGGACCACATTAACCGCCGCCGTTTTACCGCTGCCGTTAGCCGCCACCACAGCAACCTCAGCCCGCCGGTGCCGGCACGCCTCAACAGCCTCCATTTGCCACGGGTACAGCGTCATGCCCAGATACCTGTACGCAAACATGGCAGGGCTCAGCTTACCCTCTGGAATCAACCTCTCCATCACACCCCCCTCCAGGTGGCGGAGTAGCCGCCTGAGCCGCCGCCAGCGCAGCCAGGAACGCCGCATCCTCCTCCGCCGTATGCTTCGGCAGCAGATCCGCGCCATCCCTACCCGTAATCTCCATCTGCGTGCGGTCGCCGAACCTCTTAGGCACCAGCTTGCACAGCAGCCATTTAAGCGTATCAATCTCTAATTTTACCGCCTGGAGTCGTGCATGGCCGCACTCTTCGTCACGCGCCACCTCATGCCCCAGCTCGCACAGCGTCAGCACCTTATCCTCCAGCACCGCCAGCCGCATCTCGCACGCGCGCGCGTACTGCTCCGCGAATCCCGGCCACGCCTGCGCCCATCGCAGCGCCGTAGCGATACCGATACCCTCAGCCTCCGCCGCCTTCCGCAAGCTCGCCCCCTCGGCTATGGCCGCGCAGATGCGCTCACCCGCCGCCACCGTATACCGGCTCTGACCGCCGCGCTTCCTGCCCATCTCTCTACCCATTCGGCACCTCCCTTCAT